GTATACTTACCACGCCACAATAGATAGAGTAGTAGATGGAGATACAGTAGACGCCTTAATTGATTTAGGATTTGATACTTGGAAAAAAGTAAGAATTAGAATGATGGGGATGGATGCTTGGGAATCTAGAACTCGAGATAAAGAAGAAAAGAAAAAGGGATTAGCTGCTAAAGCTCGTTTAATTGAGATTCTGAATGAAAATGAAAATAAATTTATTTTAGTATCTCATGGAGTAGGAAAATATGGTCGTTGTTTAGGTGAAATCTATGTTGAAAAGACTTATAATGATACCCCAAACCAACCAGAAATAAGTGTTAATCGAATCTTGATCAATGAAGGTCATGCTAAAGAATATTACGGAGGAAAACGATGAAAGAGTTATTAACAGCTGAAGAAATCCAATTTAAAACTAAAATTATCGGTAAACAAATAGCTGATAAGCATAGAAACGATAAAACCCCAGTGGTAATGGTAGGTTTGTTAAATGGCTGTTTTGCATTCTACAGCGATTTAGTACGTGCTACACCAATGGACATGGAATGTGATTTTATGCGCGTTAAATCGTATATAAACCGCAAACAAGGCGATATAGTTATATCAAAGGATTTAGAAACACCTATTAAAGGTAAACATGTCTATATTATAGATGATATCTTTGATACAGGGAATACAATGAAGGCGATTACAGAATATCTAGAAGTTAAAAAACCAGCTTCAATTACAGTTGTAACACTTATTGTAAGGAAAAATTCACCTACCCCACCCCAAGAATGTTATCATGCTTTCAACATAGATGAAGAATGGATTGTAGGTTATGGTCTCGATGATGAAAATGGTCAAATGAGAAATTTACCTTCAATTTGGGCTTTATAAATAGGTTTCGTATATTCAATTAAATAAAGAGTTATAATAAATGGAAAACAAACGAAGAAAAATCCACGAAGAACTAGAAGTGGTACAAGAAGGTTTTGCTAATGGAGTAGCACCTGGTTTCCCCCTTAATACCGATGAAAAACAAGAAATGATTGATGGTGCTACAGAAGCATACGGTCAGTTTTTAGATGCTTTAAAATGTGATTGGAGAAATGATCCAAACTCAATGGAGACTCCTCGTCGAGTAGCTAAAGCATATGTAAATGATTTATGGGCAGGAAGATATACAGCAATGTCTCCTATTACATCATTTCCCTCAGATGGATATGATGGTATTGTAATTGAAAGAAATATCCCACTTACATCTATGTGTTCTCACCACCACCAAACAATTGGAGGTGTAGTTCATATTGGTTATATTGCTGGAGATAAAGGTCAAGTAATTGGTCTATCAAAATTAAACAGAATTGTAGAATTATTTGGACGTAGAGGTGCTATCCAAGAACAATTAACATCAGCCATTCATAATGCTGTAGATAAGATTACAGAAGGTAATTTAGGTGTGATTGTAACTATTGTAGGTACCCATAACTGCGTATCTTGTAGAGGAGTAAAACATCAAGGTGCTGCTATGGTTACTACTAAAGCATCTAAAGCATTTAGAGATGATACAAATAATGCTCGTAAAGAGTTTTTTGATAGTTTAAAAATTAATAACGGAGGACATAACATTTAAATTATGAGTAATTTTAAAGAAGAAGTAGAACTAGAACTACGTAATAGTCTAGGTTTACTAAATTCCCTTAGAGACCGAGACCAATTAACAATGGTCCCAGAACACGAATGGGCTGAGTTAACAGCACAGCGTATAGCTGATAAGTTTAAAGGTAGGTACGTTCCTTTTGTAAGCGAAGTAGAAGAATTTAACGCAACAATGGGAAAACCTAACAATTATGAGCCTAACATACCTGAAAACAAAGCTGAGTGGATGTTTGTTTACGACTTCATTCTCGAAGAACTTGAGGAGTACAAAGCTGCCTGTGAGGCAGGCGATATTGTTGAGGTGCTTGATGCTTTATGTGACATTGCCTACGTTTCAATTGGTAATGGAGCTATGCTTCATGGTCTTAAGGATAAATTATGGGATGCCTATCAAGAAGTACAAGCATCGAATATGTCAAAGGCTTGTGTTAGTAAAGAGGAAGCACAAGAAACGGTGGAGCGACGTTCCAAAGAGCAGGATGAACCTTGTCACTACGAGAAGGTTGGAGACTATTTTATTGTCTATAGATCACGTGATAGAAAAGTAATGAAAAACGTTAACTATTTTCGTCCTGATCTAAAGAAATTTCTTTAATGTATAAAAAGTGTTATCAAGGTAAAAAATTAGACCATAATCTGTATGAAATGCATTTATGGGAAGATGATGGTAAACATCAGGTTGTGGAATATAAAAATACATCCTATGTTAACTGTACTGAAAGGGAACATACTCTCAAAGGTCTAAATGGTGAATTTGTAAAACCCATTACAAATTGGCGTTTTTCTAAAAACCCAATGTATAAGGACAAAAACACCCCTGGATTACACTTCCAAGATATGCCTGCATATCAAAAATTCCTTATTGAAAAATATGGAATTAATGATGAACCTTCCACAGGTCATAGAGAGGTATTTTTTGATATTGAGATTGAAATGGGAGGTGCTCTTACTGAAGAATATATTGAAGAAGCCCCAAAACCAGTTACCTCAATTGCTTGGTACAATTTACCTACAGATGAATGGGCAATTATTATTTTAGATAAAAAAGGTCAATTAAATCGTACTAAAGCTAGAAATAAAGAAATAATTCCTGTTAAAACAGAATCAGAATTATTAAAAACTTTTATTAAACGCTTTAAAGAATTAGATCCTGACATTTTAATAGGATGGAATAGTGACTATTTTGATATCCCTTACTTGTATTACAGAATTGAAAGAGTTTTATCTAAAAAAGCAGCTACTAGCTTATCTCCTTTAGGGATTGTTAAAACTCGTAAATCTGCTAAATATAAAGACCAAAACACAGGTGAAATTAAGGCTAGATGGTACAAACAAGATATGTATGTAGACATTGTAGGGGTTGAGTCTTTAGATTATATGAGAGTCCATAAGAAATTTAGTTTTAGAGATGAACCTTCATATAAATTAGATGTTATTGGTGAAAAATATACTGGATTAAATAAAATTGAGTACGAAGGTAATCTTGATAATTTATTCGAAGATGACATTCATAAGTTTATTCAATATAACTTCCGTGATGTTGAGATTCTTAAATTACTAGATGAAAAGTTAGATTATTTAGCTCTTGTTAAAAATCTATCACATAAAGGCAAACACAATTATAGTGAGGTATATGCTAATACTAAAACTCAAGATGGAGCCATTTCAGCCTACTTATTAAGTGAAGGTATAGCACCACCAGCTCGTGATCCAAACCCAATCAATAAGAAAAATTACGCTGGTGGTTATTTATTTTGCCCTACAGCAGGTATTTTCAATTATATGTTTGATGAGGATTTAACTTCACTATATCCATCTATTATCATGTCTTTAAATATTGGTAAAGAGACTTTAGTAGGAAGAATTGTAATGCCCGATGAAAAGATAATGGTTGAAAATAAGGAAATTTTCAATTGTAGATATGCTTTAAACGATTTAAAAGAAATGGATCAAGATCGTTCTATATTAGTTCAAAATGCTAAGCGTCAAAATACTAATATAAAAATTTCAGATTTAATTGATTTAATTGAAGGTGAAAACCTAGCAGTCTCAGCTAATGGTGTAATGTTTAGAACAGATTTTGACTCAGTACTATCTACTATTCTAAATAAATGGTTCCAAGAAAGGGTTGTATTTAAAAATAAAATGAAAGAAGCTTATAAATCTGGTAATAAAGAGTTAGGTGAATTAATGCACTTAAAACAGCATACAATGAAAATTTTGCTTAACTCACTTTATGGTGCAACAGCATTAGGTTCCTTTAGATATGGTAATGTTATTTTATCTGAAGCAATTACATTATCAGGTCAACGTATTATTCAAGAATCAGCAGCATTTGCAAACAAACATATGAACCAAGTAATGAGAGGAGAAATAAAATTATGATAAAGAAGCAAACATTAAGAAGGGGAGTAGTAATTAAATGTGAAGGTGAATTACTATCTAAAGAAGAAATTATTGCATTAAGTGAAAATTGGAATGAAACTCAAGAAATGTTTTTTAGAAAAATGTTAAAACAAGGTGGTAAATTTACCCTTAAAGGACAAAATTTTTATATAACAACTCCCGATTTAATTTATAACAATAAAGGAGAACTAGAAACTGCTTTATATAATAATGAGGATGAATGAGCACTCTAGATTTACATGGAACTAAACATGCTGAGGTAGAAGATAAACTAACTCGTTACTTTTTTTGGGAAAAGCCTGGATACAGACAATATACAATTATTACAGGTAATTCTAAAGTAATGCAAAAGCTTGTGCTTAAGTTCCTTGATAAATACGAGTATAGTTATTATATTCCATCACACAATTTAGGCGAAATAAGAATAGTTGAATGAAGCAATTAGAAAGCACACCCTGGTTTATCTGTGATAAAGAAGATGAAAATTACTGCGTTTATGTAGATACAGATTCTAATTATTACAATGCTGAACCCATGCTTAGGAAACTTAATCCTAACTTTGATAGTATGTCAGAGGAAGAAAGAGATGAAAAGCTAGAGGATATTGCCCTTAAATACCAGGATTTAATTACTAAGTCTTACGATACGTTGGCATTAGAGGCATTTAATGTTCCTAAACATAGACTTGAGATGAAAACAGAGTGTATGATTCGTGCTGGATATTTTAGAGCTACTCGTAGATACGCACAATGGATTACTAAAAAAGAAGGTGTACCAACAGATGATTTAGATATTAAGGGGTTAGAATTTATGAAATCTAATTATCCTAAAATATTTGGTAATTTCTTTAAAGACATACTTCAAAGAGTAATTAAAGGTGCTCCACAAGATGAAATTGATACCTTACTAAAAGATTTTAGAACTAAAATATTATCACCAGATACTAGCCTTACTATTCTAGGTAATCCTACTCGTGTTAAAACACTAGATAAATATTTAGCATCACCTCCACGTCCTGGGGAAATGTTTTCTTCAATTAATCAAGGTGCTCCTGCTCCTGTAAAGGCAGCAATTAAATATAATGATTTACTTACATTTTGGAAACTAGATAAACAACATTCCAAAATTACTCAGGGTGATAAAGTTAAATGGATTTATTTAAAAGAAAATCCATATAAAATTGACGCACTTGCGTTTTTAGATTTTGATATCCCAGAGAAAATCATTACATTATTGGATAAGTATGCTGATAAAAATAGAGCATTTGAATCTATTTTAGAAAGTAAATTACAAGGGTTTTATAATGATTTAGGGTGGGAATTAAACATGAATCCATACCGAAATCTAATTTTTAGTTTTTAATATGATAAGCAAACACGACTTACAATCAATTATTGGAAAATACCACTTAAATGGATTAGTTGAATCCGTTAAATGGACTATTGAAGATAACGCATTAGATATAGATTTCCAATCGCCCAATAAAGACATGATTGGGCACGTTAATCATGCGAATTTCCCGCTGGAAAATGGTGAAATGGCGGTATATGATACCTCAAAATTAAATAAATTATTGGGGGTTACTAGTGGTGAATTATTTTTAGAGTTAGAAAAAACACAAAAAGTGTTTACTAAACTCATCATCTCAGATATGAATTATACTTTGAATTTTTCATTAACTGATTTATTACTTATCTCAAGTGTAGGTGAAATTACTGAATCAGGGGAATATGAAATCATCAGTGAATTAGATTCAGAAAGTATCTCAGCTATTATTAAGGCACATAACGCACTTGAAAGTGATAATGTAATAATTAATATTGATAAAGATTTAGATTTACAAGATGTGTTAGTTTTATCATTTGGTGATGTTTCTAACCACACAAATAAAATCGATTATCAAGTACCTAATACAACACTAAATAATGTTCCATATGGAACTGAATTACCTTTTAATTCAGCAATGTTTAAGACTATCCTTAATAATAATAAAGATGCTACTAAAGCAACTATGAAGGTTAATACTAAAGGGTATGTAAAATTCGAATTTGAAGGAGAAGGTTGGAATAGTTTTTATTACGTAGTTAGAAAAGCAGATATTTAATGTGGGGAGTAAATGATTTTGTCTATAGTAGGTATGAGGTATTACGTGATAAACATAATTTTACCCCTACTAAAGTTTTAGATATTGGTGCTCATGTTGGGAATTGGTATAAAACCATTAAATCCATATACCCAGATTCTGAGGTGTTAAGTATAGAAGCTAATCCTAAATGTACTACTAAATTAAGTAGAGTTAATCCTAATTCTATCATTTCATGTTTGGGTAAAGAAGAAGGAACCACCCAATTTTATATCAACCCTTCAGATCCTTATTGTACAGGAGCCTCAATGTATAAAGAGCAAACTGAATTTTACGATAATAGTGTAGGCATTACCCTTCCAGTTAAAACATTAGATTCTATAGGCCAACAATTTGATTTTATTAAAATGGATGTTCAAGGTGCTGAACTTGATATTATCAAAGGGGGGTTAGACACAATCCAAAATGCTACAATTCTCCAATTAGAGATGGAAATGTTAGATTATAATGAAGGGGCTCCTAGAGCAAGTGAGATTATTTCTTACCTATATAACTTAGGATTTAATCTATTTGATATTGGTAGTTTTTACTATTGGGATGATAAACTCAACCAAAGTGATATGTTTTTTGTAAATAGAAAAAAACTTGACATACGTATAACAAAATAACATTGTAGCTAGGGCACGCTGTTATATTTTTAATTAATCGCTGATCTTAAAGACAGCACAAAAGTAAATCGATATGAGTACAAACTATTCGGAATTTGATATCTTATTCCACAATTTCTTTCACCCATCAAGTGGGTATCTAGCAGCCTCACAGGCTAAACAACCACACCCTTTAAACATCTTTTATACTGAGGACAGCCTTCAATTTGAAGTAGCCTGTACTGGTCTTACTAAAGATGATGTTAAAGTAGACATCGAAGATGATGTATTAAAAATTAGTTATAATAAACCAGAAGAAGAAAAACTTCACTCTGGAACCATCCATAGAGGATTATCAAAACGCTCTTTTGATTTAGGATATAAAATATCAGCTAAATATGATTTAAGTGAAGCCAATGCTAAACTTGAAAATGGTTTACTTGAAATTTCTATCCCTATTTCAGAAAAAGCAAAACCAAAAACAATAAAAATCAAATAAAAGTTATATAAAATAAGCGTGTCCTAGCGCAATTTTATTCGTATATTTATATAAACAAATAGAAATAGTTATGGCTAAACCTAGCAAATCAAATTTACGTTTTATCAAGGATCCAGCATTGAATCCTTATTACATTCAATTAGATGATCATTGTTACATTGCTCAGAAATCAACATTCTCTGAGTCAGGTAAGGAGTATCAAAACACAATCGGCCACTTTGGTAAGTTGGGAATTTGCCTTGAAGCAATTGCCCGTGATAGTGCTAAATCTCAAAGTTATGATTCACTAAAGGAATTTGTAGAACGTTTTGAACAAAAATCAGAAGAACTTAAAAATTTAATTAGATTATGATTGAAGCATTATACAATGCTGTTGTAGTAAAACCAGTAGAGATGGAGGAAACAATGTACGGAAACATTGTAGTACCCGATTTAGGAAATGATACCAATAAAACAGCTGAAGTAGTAGCTGTAGGTCCAGGTTACACATCTATGGGAGGTACCCACATTCCAACCCAACTTACAGAAGGAGATATTGTAGTATTACCTACAATGGGATTCACAAAGTTTGAGTTTGAAGGTCAAGAGTATTGGATTGGTAAAGAAAATGAAGTTTTAGCAAAAATTAATAAAAACGATGAGTAAAGTAATCGAATTCGGCTCAGAAGCCAGAAAACAACTTGTAAACGGAATTGATAAACTAGCAGATGCTGTTGTATCAACTTTAGGACCTAATGGCCGTAATGTAGTTATCTCTAAACCAGGTGATTATCCTCAATCTACTAAAGATGGAGTTACAGTAGCTAAAAGTATTTCACTAGAAGATCCTAATGAAGAATTAGGTGTTCAACTAGTAAAACAAGCTGCTATTACAACTGCTAATGTTGCTGGGGATGGTACAACTACCTCTACTTTATTAGCACGTGAAATGGTAAAAAGTGGTTTGTCTCACTTAAATAATGGAGCAAATGCTGTTGAAATCAAGCGTAGCATCGATAAAGCTGTAAAGCAGGTAGTAAGTACTTTACGTAACAATGCTGAAGAAATTACTTCAGAAGAACAATTGGAACAAGTAGCTACTATTTCCGCTAATAATGACCCAGAGGTAGGTAAATTAATCGCTACTGCTATGGGTAAAGTAGGTCGTGAAGGAGTAGTTACCATTGAGGAATCTAAATCAGGAGAAACATATTTAGAGACAGTAGAGGGTATTCAATTTAATCGTGGTTTTAAATCACCATATTTTGTTACCAATAATACTACAATGACAGCTGCATTAGATAAACCATATATTTTAATTGCAGATGAACGTTTTACTAAAGTAAAAGAACTCCTTCCTGTATTGGAAGGTGTGTCTGGAACAGGTCGCTCTCTTCTTATCATTGCTGAAGACATTGATAATGAAGCACTCGCAACTTTAATTGTAAATAAGATGCGTGGAACACTTGCTATTTGTGCTGTTAAAGCTCCTGAATTTGGGGATCGTCGCAAACTAGCATTAGAAGATATCGCTACCTTAACTGGTGGTCAGGTATTTAGCAAAGAAAAAGGTATGAAACTAAAGGAATTCTCATGGGATTGGTTTGGTGAAGCCCGAAACGTTAATGTAACCAAAGAACAAACTACAATTGTAGATGGAAAAGGAGAAACAGAACGAATTGAAACACGTATTGAAGAATTACAACAACAAATCGAGCAAGCAGGATCGCCGTTCGCGGTTGAAAAGCTCCAAGAAAGGTTGGCAAAATTCATCGGAGGAGTAGCAATCGTTCATGTAGGTGGTAACACTGAAACAGAAATGAAAGAAACAAAGGATCGTGTTGATGATGCTTTGAATGCTACAAAAGCTGCTATTGAAGAAGGTATTGTACCTGGTGGTGGTACTGCTTTATTATATGCTAAAGACGCTATTGAAGGAGATGGTATTGGTGCTGAGATTGTTAAACAAGCTTGTAGTCAACCATTTACTCAAATCTTAATGAATGCGGGTTGGGATGAAGTTGATGGTCGTATTATGGCTGATAATTTAATCAATACTGGAAAGAATGCTTGGACTGGTTTTAATATTAAAACTATGAAAAAAGTAGACATGAAAAAAGCTGGTATTATTGATCCTGCTAAAGTAACCCGTACAGCACTTGAAAACGCTGCTTCAGTTGCAGGTACAATTTTACTTACAGAATGTACAGTAGTAGATAGCCCCTCAGATGATTCAGCACCACAAATTGATCCTATGTCAATGATGGGAGGAATGATGTAATGAAGACTGAACTCAAGGAACATAATGAGTTAATCGCAATTAGAGTACCACCTGGTGACAGGTGGTCTCTAGTTGATGATTCAACAGTCCATAAAAACATTACAGATGCTTTAGAGGCTTGGTTTGCAAAAACAGGTGAAGCAGCTGAATTTAGACTTGCTCCCCTAGATAGTAAGTTGTATGTTATACGTAATAAAGAGGTAGAAGTTAAACCACCTCCAGTTAAAAAATATAACCTATATGGTGACCGCGACTAAAGATCACACATTATTAGTTGAAAAGTATCGTTCTAAAACGTTAGATAGTTATGTTGGAAATGATCACATCAAAAAGACCATTGAACAATATCTCGGTCAAAATGATATACAAAACCTTATTTTCTACGGCCCCGCTGGTACAGGTAAAACGACTCTGGCTAAGCTTATTGTTAATAACCTTAATTGTGATTACCTTTATATCAACGCAAGTGATGAAAGGGGTATCGAAACTATTAGAGACAAGGTATCAGGGTTTGCTTCAACAGCTTCATTCAAACCACTCAAAGTGGTTATCTTGGATGAGGCAGATTTTCTTACGATACAGGCACAAGCTTCACTTCGAAATGTAATTGAGACATTCTCACGTACAACACGTTTTATTATGACGTGTAATTATGTTGAGCGTATTATTGATCCACTTCAATCACGTTGTCAAGTACTTAAAATCATCCCCCCTAGTAAAAAAGAAGTAGCAATACATCTTGCAGGGGTTATGACAACTGAAGGTACTTCATACGAAATGGAACACCTGAAAACTATTGTAAACCAATACTATCCAGATTTACGTAAGTGTCTTAATACAATACAATTATCTACCCAAGATAAAAAATTAGCCATAGATAAATCAGTATTAGTTTCTTCTAACTATATGGCTTTAATATTAAAAGAATTAAGTAATGCAAAACCAAAATGGCGTGAAATTCGCCAAATTATTGCTAACGCAAACGTTAGCGATTTTGAAGAGCTTTATCGTTATCTTTATGATAACGCTAATGTATATGCAAGTGGTCGTGAAGGGATGGTTGCAATTCATATCAACGAATATAGTTACCAATCCAACTTCCGTATTGATAAAGAAATCAACTGTATGGCACTCATACAAAAATTAATTGAGCTAAAATAATTATGTACAAAACATCCTACATACCAGATCACCAACAAAACTATTTTAATAGAAAGATTGATATCCAAGATGAAGTTATTTTAGATAGTAATGGATATGCAGATGATATTATGATGGAATGGGAACGTGAAATTATGAGAGATGCTGCTGCTATTGTATCCCATAATCAAGGAGATGTCCTTAATGTAGGGTTTGGAATGGGTATAGTAGATTCGTATATTGAAGAACATAAACCAAAAACACATTGGATTATCGAAGGTCATCCTGATGTTCAAAGAAAAATGATAGCTGATGGGTGGTTACAAAAACCACACGTTAGGTGTATTTTTAAGCCTTGGCAAGAAGTAATTTATCATTTACCTAAATTTGATGGTATTTACTTTGATACTTGGGATGATGATCAATCTGATTTTGATGCTAATGCTCATAATATTTTAAAAAAGGGAGGCAGATTCTGTTTCTTCAATAACCCAGATCAATCACCTAGATATAGAGTAGAACCTGATTTTTACATTTTAGAAAGACATTCAGATATTATTAGCCAAAATTTGGACATTACCTTTCAACATCAAAGAATTGAAACTGACATCCCAGAAGGTTTAGATTATTGGGCGTCAACGACAAAAGATTATCATCACCCAATTTGTACTAAAAAATGAAAAAGTTCTTAATATTTCTTGTAATTTGGATTAGCCAAAATATGGCAATACCTTTCTGGATGATAGGACACGTTCATTTAAGTTTAAATGTATATCAAGACCTACACGAAATAATCGCTAGTGTAGGTATGAATATTTTAGTAGCGATTGGATTTTATTTAGATTATAAACAAAACAAATAGTCATGGATCAACAACAAATGCCAAACATCGACCTTAAAAACACAGAGTCGGTAGAACACAAAAACGGAAAAGTATGGGCTCAAGGGTTCGTCATTAGAAAAGTCTCTAAATTTGTAGCAGGTACTCCTGAGGATATGCTAATGCCCATCCCAGTTTTCTATAACCCAGAAACAGGCGAAGTATTACAAGATACACTACCAAAAGAGCTAAGAGATGAAGCAGGTGACAACCCTCTTCGAGTGGTTGAATGAGATAACTCTCTATAAAACTCCTCCTGAAGAAATTTCGCAAGATTCATGGGATAAATGGAATTCTTACATGATACATAGATATGTATCTATGAATGTAGATTACATTGATGTAGTAAACTATGTTCAAAAGGTTAATCCACAAAGTAAGAAACAAATTTATTCCATTTATCGCGAAATGTTACCTAAAAGAAAAGTTTATCTCAAGTACGTAAAAAATCAAAACAAAAGAAATTATCAAGAATTAGCTGAGTATATTGCTGATTACCTAGAATGTAGTTTAGGAGAAGCAGACCAATATATTGATCTATTACAAGATATAGGTGTTAGAAGTATTTTATGGAAAATGGGAGTAGAAGAAGACGAAACCGAAAAATTAATTAAGAAAGCAAAGTTATGAGTCCTTTAGTAGACATGCTTAAAAAAACAGCTGAAGCAGATAAAGCAAAAGCATTACTCACATTAAACTTATTAGAAAATCACCCAGCTGGTATTGGAGACCACTCCACCGATGATTTTTACAAAAATGCAGAGGAAGCACTTGTCATGTTAGCTGAAGCTGATGATAGATTAGAAGCAATCGAAAAATATTTAATGAAAAAACAAGTTATATAAGTTATGCCTGGAAAAAGTATTGATGATAAAACTCTTTGGAGAATCGACACACCCAAATCCTTTGAACATGATCCTTTTGGTAATAGATGGGAAAACCATCCAGCAGCAGCTGAAAACCAATTAAAAGAAGAAGAACAACCACGTTATGGTAAAACATCTACCGAAATCCTTAAAACTGAGTATCCTCACATTTACTCTGGCTATATGGCTATCGTGGAAGAGCAATTGGAGCTATTCAGCAAAAAACATCTTGACTATGGTATGTCTAATATTAGTGCTGGTACTTTACTTGCAACTGAAGAAGAAAGGTCTTTTGCTCTCACGGGACTTTGGTATAGAATAAGTGATAAAATTAGTAGATGGAAAAATTTGTTAATTACTAATAAAGTTGTTAATAATGAACCCTTAACTGATACTTATCAAGATATTGTAAATTATGGAATTATCGCCCAATTAGTTGAGCGTGGTTTATGGAAAAAATAAAATTAGTTATATTTGACTTAGATGGTGTTTTAGTTGAAGCTAAAAACATTCATTATGATGCCCTAAACCAAGCACTAGGCAAAGACTATGCTATTGATTGGAATGAACATCTATCAGTTTATGATGGATTAAAGACTAACCAAAAATTAGAAATGCTTACTGAACGTAAAGGTTTACCTACAGAATTACATTCTGAAATTTGGGAGAACAAACAAAAACACACACTTCAAATGCTTAAAGAACTTCCACCTGATGAAGCATTACAATCTGTAATGAATTCTTTAGTTGAGTGTGGTTATAAAATTGCTGTATGTTCTAATTCAATACGAAAAACTGTATTAACAGTTCTATCTAAATTAGGTATTATGGAGTTTATGGATTTAGTTATATCTAATGAAGATGTAAAAAATTCTAAACCTCACCCTGAAATGTATTGGAAAGCAATTTCCATGATGAGCTGCTTACCAGAAGAGACTTTAATAGTAGAGGATTCACCTTATGGGTTATTAGCAGCATCCCGTTCTAAATCTCACGTATTAAGAGTCACAAACCCCCAAGATGTTACTTACGATAACATTTTTAATAAACTAATAGAAATAGAAAAAGGTCAAATTATGTCAACACCAAAATGGACAGATAAAAAACTTAATGTTTTAATTCCAATGGCTGGGGAAGGTAGCAGATTTGCTACTGCTGGTTATACTTTCCCAAAACCTTTAATTGATGTTAAAGGTAAACCTATGATTCAAGTTGTAGTAGAGAATCTAAATATGGATGCTAATTTTATATTTGTAGTAAGAAAAGAACATAGAGAAAAATATAATCTAGATTCTTTACTCAAATTAATCGCCCCAGGTTGTCAAATCGTGGAGACCGATGGATTAACTGAGGGAGCAGCGTGTACCGCGTTATTAGCCAAAGATTTCATCGATAACGATGCACCATTATTCTTTGCTAATAGTGATCAATTTGTAGAATGGGATTCAAACGAATTCATGTACAAAATGAATGAAACCAACGCAGATGGTGGTATTGTCTCGTTTACAGCAACACACCCAAAATGGTCATTTGCTAAAATTAATGAAAACGGGTTAGTTACAGAAGTAGCTGAGAAAAACCCAATCTCAGATATTGCTACTGTAGGTTATTATTGGTGGAAAAATGGCTCAGATTTTGTAAAATATGCTGAGCAAATGATAGATGGAGATTTAAGAATTAATAATGAATTTTATGTTTGTCCAGTATTTAACGAGGCGATAGCAGATAAAAAAGAAATCCGTACATTTAATACAGATGGTATGTGGGGGTTAGGTACTCCTGAAGATCTAAAGTATTATTTAGAAAATAAAAAATAATGAAAGTAGCATTCACATTCTCAGGATTAATACGGGATATCAATAAAACATACCCTACATTTAAACGTATTATTGAAGAATATAATGCTGATGTTTTCTTTAGTACATGGGACATTGAGGATCCCGAGAATGGGGATACTATTCAAAATTTTAAAGATAAGTACAATCCCTTAATTTGTGAAGTTGAAAACTATAATGCCTGGAAAGCTAGTTATTGGCCTTTAATAGAACCCCATTTCCAAGTACCACGTTTCCTTCGCCCTGCTGAATATAATAAAGCAAATAATCCTTCTACATTTGGGATGTGGTACAAAATCCAAAAAGCTAATAATTTAACTAAACTAATAGATAGGGAATATGATATAGTAGTAAAATTAAGAACTGATATAGAATTAAGTTCTAACTTTACTCTAATCCAAAATAATTGTTTAAATATCCCACATGGGTCTTGTTCTATTTTAGACTGGGATAATT